GTGTGAAAGTAGCGCTTCTTTTTATTGGTTCCATGTATCAATTTTTCTTGCTTTACTTATGCAGTAAATATTAATCTTAACAAAATGAAAAAGAAAGAATTAAATAAAAAATTTAACCTTGAAAAAAAAGTAAAATCTAATAAATTAACTTTTGTTGATAGACTTAAAAAGAATATGAATTTTAAACACTTAAAAAAAACAAATGAACAAACAAACTAAATTTTATCTTGAATTGGTTGAAAGAAAAAGCCAGTATGAAGCAGAACTTAAAAACAAAGTAAGCCAAAAAAAATACTATAAGCTTCAGGAAGTAAACGCAATAATTAATCTTTATTTAAACAGAAAAGCATGATTGAAAACTTTGAAGAAATTACACATGAATTAACAGAATTTGAAGAAAAAGAACTTCTTCCAATAATGTTAAAAGGGCTTTCACACAAAAACGGTGTTAAAAACGTTGTAAGTAATAAGCAGATAAAAAAAGGGCTTGAAAATTTTGGGTACAAAATAAGCCATGCAAGAATTAGAAAGATAATTCATTTTATCAGGGTGAACCATTTAATTAAAAACCTTATTGCAAATTCAAAAGGATATTATATTGCAGCTAATGAAGAAGAAGTTAAAACGTTTGTAAAGTCATTGCAGCAGCGAATTAATTCAATTCAAACTGTAAAGCATTCATTTATAAAAGAAATTAAATAATGATAAAATTAGCCGCTTCTTTAATCCTGTTAACTGGTATTGTTTTAGGCATTGCAGGTTCTTCAATTTACCATAAAATAAAAGCTTATAAAGTGAATAGTGAAATGTTTTCAGCAGGTGCAAAAGAAGTTCTTGAAGATTAATTTACATTCGATTGAAGAAATTATTGTTTTAAATTACAACTTTTATAAATTGTTGGCGTATATTGCAAATAACAAAAAAACTTAATTATGACAATTCAAAACTATTTAGCAGCGCTTATTTTATTACTTTTCACTTTCATTTTATTAATAACTACTTTTTAAATATGGATGAATACAAAATAAAAGAACTTGCTGCAAAGATTATTGCAGGTGAATACGTTTCAAGATGGGATGTAATGCCATGTAAAAACGAATTAAAGACGCTTTTGCGCAACGATGAAGAAGCCTTTGATTATTTGCTTATAATGATTGAAGAAGCTGAAAACTAAACACTTTAAACACTAAAAACAAAATGGAAAGAATTAAGATACTAATTCAACACAGGAACCAATTTACAAGAAAAGGCGTAATTACAAAGAAGTTAAAACAAATTTCTGCTGAATTAATTGAAATTGAAGCGGAATTTTTAGATAAATTATTCGACAGGGAAAATAAAAAAACCTTTCAAGAATTATATAGTATTTATTCTGTTGCATATTATTTGGCGGCGCATACTTGGAACAAAAAAACAATTGATTTAATTGAAGTGAACCTTCAATATTTTGTCCAACAATATTACAATAAAAGTTAATTATTGTTTTTTTCGTAATTTATACACATGGGCGCAATATTAAGAACTGATCCAAGAGGAAGAAAAAAAAAGAACGATTCAAAAAGAAAGCCTTCAATTGGTTTAACGCCGCAAGAAGAACTTTTTTGCATTGAGTATGTTGGATGTTCAAACGCAACAACAGCAGCAAAAAACGCAGGCTATTCAGTAAAAACTGCAAGTTCACAAGGCTGCAAGCTGTTGCAAAAGGAAAAGATTAAAAAAAAAATTGATATTCTAAAAAAGAACCTTCTTAAAGCTTCAGGAATAACAGCATTAAATATTTTATTGGAACTAAAAAAGGTTGCCTTCCAAAATCCCAGCGATTTATTTGAGGACTGGTCAAAAGTAAAAGACTTTGCAAACATACCTGCTGAAGTAAAAGCAGGTATAAAAGATATTAAAATAACGCAAAAGAGTTATGGAGAAGTGTCTGAACAGTTTATTCAGTTTCAAATGCACGATAAGTTAAAAGCGCTTGAAATGATAATTAAAATGCTTGGTTTAAATGAACCTGAAAAGAATCTAAATATTAACGAAAACAATAATTTTAATATTCCTTTAATTGAATGGGTAAAAGATGAAAAGCAAGATTAATAACGTTTATAAACCTTTATACACTACTAAAAAAAGGTATTGCTTTTTAACTGGTTCAAGGGGTTCAGCTAAATCTTACAACGTTTCAGAAATGCTTTGTAGGCTAACTTATGAACAGGGCAACGGGGTTCTGTTTACACGTTATACAATGACTTCAGCAGAAACTTCAATTATTCCTGAATTTAAAAAGACTATTGAAAGATTAGGTGTTCAAGAACATTTTCACATAACAACAAAAGATATTTATAATATTAAAACAGGTTCCTTTATTTGGTTTAGGGGTATCAAAGCTTCAAGCAATTCACAAAAAGCAAACCTTAAATCTTTAGCAGGTGTAACAACTTTTGTAATTGAAGAGGGTGAAGACTTCCTTGATGAAGAAGCCTTTGATAAAATTGATGATTCAATAAGAACTATAAACAAACAGAACAGAGTTATATGGATAATGAACCCTTCAACACCTGATCACTTTATTTATAAAAGATGGATTGAAGGCGCTTGTAAATATCAATCTTTTGAAGGTGAACAAATACCAATTTCAACACATGAAGAAGTTGAACACATACATACAACTTGGCGTATTTCTGAACCTTTTTTAAATGAAAGTTGGATAAATAAAGCTTTAACAGCTAAAAAACAGAATCCAAAATACTACGCTTTTAACTATCTTGGACAATGGAGAACAAAAGCTGAAGGGGTTATTTTTGAGAATTGGTCCATAAATAAATTTGATAATGACCTTGATTTTGGTTTTGGGATTGATTTTGGTTATTCAAACGATCCTTCAACACTTGTTAAAGTTGCCATTGATAAGAAGAAAAACAAAGTATATTTGAAAGAACTGCTTTATGAAACAGGACTAAAAACAGCAAATTTAGTTGAAGTTTTAAAAGAACATTGTAAAGAAAACGATTTAATAATAGCAGATTCAGCAGAGCCGCGCCTTATTGATGAATTATTTGATGAAGGTTTTAATATAAAAGGCGCAATAAAAGGACCTGATTCAATAAGAGCAGGAATACGTTTAATTCAGAATTATGAAATAATAGTTGAAGAAAGTTCTTCCAATTTAATTAAAGAATTGAATAATTATATTTGGAGTGATAGAAGAAGTGAAAAGCCTGTTGATAAATTTAACCACTTAATTGATGCTTTTCGTTATTACTGTTCTTTTGATTTAACAACGCCGCAATTTTTTGCACATTAATATTTTAATTACTTTTAGAAACATGAATATTTTTAGTAAAATTTTATTTAAGGCTTTTGGAAGGGAATTTTCAGAGCCAAACAAGCTTTATGAATCTTTTACAATTGGCAACAATCAGTACAATTTTATTGATAGAAATTTTACAAACTACATTGAAAAGGGATATATTGAAAATGCAGATGTTGCTGCTGTTGTTTCAAGAATTGCTTCTTCTTTTGCTTCTATAAAGTGGGAAGTAAAAGAGCGCAAAGGAGATGAAATATTCACAAATACAACTTCAGCTTTAAATGATGTTTTAAAATGTCCTAATCCATTGCAAACTTGGGCTGAATTTCAAGAAGCAGCCGCTGTTATGTATTTAACAACTGGTAACACTTATATAAATGGAACTGAATCACTTGGTTTTGCAGGCTTTGGTGAACTTTCTGTTCTTCCTTCACAATATACAGCGCCAATAAAAGGAAATGCAATAAACCCTGTTTCAGGATATACTTTAAATATGAATAAACTTCAAAACTTTTCTGCTGAAGAAGTTCTTCATGTTAAAAGATTTGATCCAAGATTTAAAGGTTATGAAGAATTAATTGGGCTTTCTCCGCTTGAATCTTTAGTTATGGTTTACGCAGCAAGTTCTGAAAAGTGGGAAGCAATGGCTTCAATACTTAAAAACAAGGGCGCAATGGGTATTGTAACAAGTAAAGAGGGGCGCGGTTTAACACCTGAAAACAGTAAGGAATTAGAAAAGCTTTATAAGTCAAGATACGGCGGCGGCGCTAAATTTGGGACACCAATGTTTACAAATGCAAGTCTTGATTTTATTAAAATGGGAATGAGCAGCGAAGATTTGAAACTTATGGACCAAGGAATAATTTCTTTAAGGGCTATTTGTAACTTATACAACGTTTCAAGCGTTCTTTTCAATGATACTGCTTCAAGCACATACAACAATATAACAGAAGCAAAAAAAGATTTTTATACAGATGCAATTATTCCTTTATTAGAAATATTTAAACAGAATTATAATAATTGGCTTGTAAATTCATATTCAGAAGCAGAAAATGCTGATTTATTTCTTGATTTTTCCGTTGATAATATACCTGCTTTGCAGGAAGATATTAATAAAAAAGCGCAAACAATAAGCGTTTTAATTGATAAAGGGGTTATTTCTCCAAACGAAGGGCGCGAGATGTTAAACTTGGGAAGGGTTGAAAATAAACCTGCAATGGATGAATTTTATACTACTGGTTCAACTGATGCAATTGAAGAAAATATTACAGATTAAATAAAATTTTTTATCTTAATACGCAAATGAATGATTTAAATAAAAATATTGAAGGTAAAATTTCAAAAAGTTACGCTGCAAAAAACATTGCTTTTGAACTGAAAGATATTTCTGAAGGTTCACGCGAAGTTGTTTTTTATGGTTCCGCTTTTGATGTTTTAGATTCAGATAATGACGTTATTAAAAAAGGCGCTTTTACTAAATCAATTCAAGAAAGAAGCGGTTCTTTAAACGGTCGTAAAATAGCGCATTTAAGGAACCATGATTTTGAACATCAAATTGGAAGCATAAAAGAAATTTATGAAGATGAATTTGGCTTAAAAGTAGTTTCTAAACTTGGTAAAAGTACAAAAGGCAACGATGCGCTTTTAGATTATCAAGATGGAATTTTAAGAGAACATTCAATTGGGTTTAATTACGTACAGGACAAAATTAAATTCATTGAAGATAGTTCTTTAAATGAATCAGGGCATTGGGATATAACAGAAGTAAAACTTTGGGAAGTTTCAGCAGTTACTTTTGGCGCTAATGAATTTACACCTGTTTTAGACGTTGCAAAAGGTCTAAATAATAAAAGCCAACTTTCAAATAAATTAGAGCAGTTAAACGCTTCATTTTTGAAAGCAATTAAAAACGGAAAAGGCACAGATGAAAGGCTTGAAAACCTTGAAGCCCGTTTTAAACAGATATGCGAATTACAGAAAGCACTTACAATTGAAAAGCCGCTTATTAAAAGCACTTTGAAAGCAGAAAGCCGCGCTTCTGATTCAGATAAATTAAACAATTTTAACAATAACTTATTTTTAAATTTTTAGAGATGAAAGATTTTTTATCAAAAAAAGGTATTTCTGCAGAAGATTATTCAAAACTTCCTGCGGCGGATGCTTTAGAACTAATGAATGAATTTAACGCAGTAAAGCAAAAAGCGTT